CTGAATGGACAAATTTCCAGCCAGCGTACGATCGGCAGCAGCAATACCCGCGCTCTAAACCATAGCAGATGAATAAGTAATTGTTCCGCTGACCGTGGCATTGCCCCAAAGCGTCTGACTATTCAGATTAAGCTCTTGCCCCAACTTATCGGCGTGTAGCTCAACAATATGTCCTTCCTTATATCGGTGAGTACCGTCTCCCAATTTCTCATTGTCATCAGCTTCTGGTCCTATATAAGCCATAATTATTCTCCCTGTTTAATTTTCAACTCTTAACTCTTAATTCGTAATTCCTAATTCCTAATTCCTATCTCCCCCAATACTCGATCCTTGGCTCATCATCCATCGGATTCCAGCTCTCCTCGATATCCGAATCATGCCTGACGCTATCCGTTGGCGCCATCGTAGAATGAATCTCCGCTATACGCTCAAGATACCTCAACCGGCATTTCTCCGCATGTTCCCGCTCACCTATCGAATCCAGCCACAATGAAGTCGCTATCTCGATAATAACGTCCTGCAGCCCCTCGCTCAATTCGCAGTCCACAGAATCCAACACCATATCCACAGGTCGCCTGTATCCGTAAATATCCACTTTATCGACTAATACATTCAAATATACCCTGTCGCCGTCTAATGTCCACAAATCATTCGTAACCGGACTATCCGCCAACATTACTCTCTCTCCGTCCCTTTCCCAAACCGTACCGTCCGCTCCAAGTGGATTTAGAACCATCCTACCCCCATCCGGGACCCATAAAGTAGAGTATGAATCATGTTCCGTATATGGCTCTACGTAGATTTTATTGCCGCGATGATAATAAATAGGTCTGGAAGTCGTCGCAATTATGCTCCGATTCCGAATTTGGCGGATTTCCTCAAAAGATTTCTTCGTGCAGAATTTCCCATCCGTTAACCGGATGTTGTCGATACCTATATAAGTCCCGAATAAAAGCGGCTCTAAATTTGAAAGATCAACAGAACCATTTTCACCAAGAGGAACTTCTATAAAATCGTTGTCAAGCTCATGCCTGAAATGCCTGCGGATAAGAGTTACCGACCTCCGCTGAGCATTATTTAAGAATAAAACCGCCTTCTGCTTCGTAAATGACAAATCGTAATTAAACGCAGCCAGAAACCTATCCATCTTAATCTGAAGCAGAGCAATCATTTCATCAAGCGTCATGCCCACTCCTAGCTTGTAAATTTCTTTTTACGTAAATGTATTCTTATACGACCCGTCCGAATTCTCGATACACCGATACTTTTTGTCTGGAAGGTAAACGCACGTAGCAAGACCATTGACAACCCTGTGAATCACAACACTACGACTGCCGCAATTTATTATCTCAGTCCTGTCCTTGCCGTCTTCGGAACAATGCACTAATTCCCACGGATTCCACTGCGTCTTTTTCGCTACCTTCCGTTGATTCCGGTCATGTTCCTTCCTGATATTACCGGCTTTCTCTATCTCCGCAAGAACGTCCTTCTTCAACTTCGCATTCTCTTTTTTAAGAGTATCGATTTCAACCTGTAGAACCTGCGCTGTTTTTTCCCAATTAACTTCGGGCGGACCAAACTCAGTCCCTTCGGATTTTTTCTTCTCAGCCATAACTTCCCCTTCGTTTTTAACTCGTAATTCCTAATTCCTAACTCTTAATTATCTTTTCCCTATTTGCGAAACGTAAAAATAATCGATCCAGAAAACATGAGCTGAACCCTCGCCATTCCAAAACCCGAAAGAGGGTTTAAGCGCTTCGTCATTTGGAAATAAGGCAGTTGTCGTATGCGTAGCTACGATCGCACCGTCAATTCTGTATGTGATCCGGTTTCGTCCATTAAAATCAATATCAAGACGAATCCAGGTCGAATCTTCAAAAACTACAGCGGTTGTCGTAGTATCGCCAGCGCTATTCTTGATGTTTACACAAACAATCTCCTCTGCACCATCTCTTTTATAGAAAAAGACACCATCACTCGAATTGTCTTGTAAATCAGTATCCGTTAGCGAAAAACCGCCAAAAAAATCGGATTGCTCTGCCTCGCCGAGCTTGACCCGCATACCAAGTGTCCAACCTCTATAACCAGTCGTAGCGTTAATATCGCAGTCAAATAATGTCGCATTCCATTGAATACTATGACCATCATCTGCGCCGGTCGTATTAGTTGTCTTCAGTACACCGTTCATCTCGTCGATACACGTAATCGCATAAGTGCCGACAACCGTCGCTTCCCAACCGTATTCTGTAAGATTTAACAAAGCCGAGCCTAAACCCGTTGAATCTACCATGTGACGATAACTGAAAAAATCATCGAAGAACGTGACGGTATTCAGAGTAGCTTCCTTATTAGCACGCATCGTCGCCATGCTCTGTGCCTGCGCCATCCCCGTAAATAGAAAAAGCGCAACTATAATAAACGCTATTGTCCGTTTCATTTTCACCTCTTAAAATTGTGCGGGAGCCCCCGGGATTGAACTATGAAAGACCTGCCGAGAGCCCCGCAATTATTGTTTAACTATTGAAAGCGCTCCAGGTGGTGCCACCATTCGTATTTCGTTTTATGGTACCGTCATTCGTATTAATGAACCAAGAACCTATCGGAGCAGTTAATTCGCCATTCGGATCACCATTGCCCATAATAATGTAGACTGAGCCAAGTCTAATCCCGTATACGTTATTGGTAGCGCCTGTCACCTCCACGCGAACCGGGGATATCCCCGCTTTGTCCGCGTCCGTCTGGGTAATTATAGCCATTGATTATCCCCTTATCTTAAAACGTTAATTGAAAGCCGCCCACGTATGACTCGCAATCGCATCAGTTTTCCTGTAAATGGCCCCGGCTGTCTTATCAATGAAAATAGAACCCATTGGCGCATAAAGTTCATCATTTGGAGTACCTGTACCTTGAATCAGGTAAATAGCGCCAAGTCTGATCGCCATGATATACGTATAAGAGCCAGCCGCATTAGCCGTGACACTCGTCACTTTGACACGCACCGGAGATATACCAGCCTTGTCTGCGTCTGTTTGTGTGATAGCTGCCATAAGACAACTCCTTTATTTTAAAAATGTTATGTGAGGGCGTCTTGACAAGTCCCGCCTACACAGGACAAATCTCAGCCCCCACCTTTTTTTTCAACTATTAATTCTTAATTCGTAATTCCCGGTTATACCGCAACGGGTGCCGCGTAATTCTGGTCAGAATAAATATTATCCATCCTGCACTGTGCCGCCCGGTTCGTGATAACCATGCCGCCGTATGCGTTGATCTTCATTACGGATGCGTTCATATTGCCTATTTCTACAAATCCACCGGCTTTAAATGCAACCCGCGCATTGAAGTAGAAATACAGATACTTCGTGTTTAGGAAATAAATCCTCGAATCAGTGTTGCTCGTCTGATTGTACGAAATATCCTCATCGGCAATGATCTTGGTTTTCCCCCGAAACTTCAAATACTCAAAACCGATGTCGCCCTTATCGGTGCTCAGCTGAGAACCGCCCAATTTGTCGAAAAGCATCCGGTCGATCATGTCGTAAACGTTTTGGGTCACAACGATAAAATCCGGTATGTTACCCATGTAAGTCGCTTTTGCTCTTCCTCTCAAAAGTAAAGTGTACAGGAAAACGTCGCTGCTCGGGTCAAGCAAATTCGCGGGTTCGCTGGGGTTATCCTCGAACCCAGCCCCCGAAACGTCGATAATAGCAGACTGCCACATAGTAGCATCGCCCAAATCCGCCGGCGTAATTCCACCGCAAACTCCCGTACCGATTAATTCATCGAGTGCGAGCCACTCATTCGTTCCTGCCGCACTCCTGCTGAATAACCGGCGCGATGTTTTTATGTCGATCGAGCCCTTTAAATTGTTGACCTTCGTTTTAACGATGTCCATTATTTTACCCGCACCCATGTTCTCCAATTCTTCCTCGAGAGGTATCGCAAGCGGAACGGTCATCATTTTGGGAGTGAAATATGCAACAGTTACCGGATCGGACTCGCCAATCGGGAATGGCTGCATACGCCCTGTGAATATCGCAAGATCAGGATCGCTGTACTCCAACATCACGTCCATCCGCTTCCCGCTCCAAATCCTTCTCTTCTTCATCAGAATCGAAAGTATCGGATGATCACGGTAAACAATGTTGTTAAGTACAGGTATAACATGCTCTTGCGTCAAAGCATTAATGGTATCTTTTGGTAAACTCATTGTATTCTCCGTTTTATTTGGGGCATAAAAAAAGGACGACACAGTAAATGGACTGGACATCCAGCCGTGTCGCCCTAAATTTATCTTGCGCCGTCTAACGATTGCGCAACCGTTAAACAGACCCCAGATTTTTATTTTAGTTTGTTATCTACCTAATTGTCCCTCCAATTTCTGGTAGTTCGGGTCTTTTTTCAACGCCTCATCGTATGAAGCGTCATCAAATGTCTCGGCTTTCTTTGCCTTTATATCCGCAGCGCCTTTGGTCTTGTCAGGAAGTTTCGAGATTTTAACGTCAGGCTTGGCTTTCAGCTTCTTGAGTTCCTCTTCCATCTCAGGAAAACGCATCTCATTGTAAGCTGTTCCCAAGGTAACGATTTGCCCAGGATCATCAATATTCATTTTCAAGGCATATTTTTCTACCTCTTCAACCTTTTTCATTGAGATTTTATGCAGTTTGGCAAAATCAATCCTATCTTTCAACATTACGAGTTTTATGTCTGACTTTGCACGTGCATCCTTCTCAGTCGCAAGCTCCTCCTTCAACGGGTCTTCAAACTTGCCCTCCTCAAAAGCCATAGCTGCATCGAGAGCTTCCTTGCTGATCCCGAGTTCCTCAATAAGATATTCTGTGATTTCGGACTTCTTCTCGCCTGCATCCTTAAACTTCTTGACCAATTCGATAACAGGCTTAAGAGCTTTCCGTGACTCAGACAACTCCTTTGTCTTCTCTCGGGTAGACGCAATAAACGCATCAACGTCTTTGGAATCTTCACGCCACTTCTTGATTTGCTCCGTTGTAAACTTCTCCTTACCCTCAACATCAATCGCAAAAGTGGACTCTTCTTCCAATTCCCGATCTTCGTCGGTCTCGTCCTTCTCCTCTGTTTTATCCTTCTCATCATCGGATTCAGTTTCGACCGATTCAGCCTCAGATGAAATTTCCTTTTCCTTGCCGCCTTCAAGTGCATCGTCTAATTTCTTAAGGTCGGCTTCAGGAAAAACAATATCATCTACGCTGGTCGGAGTTTCGGTCTGCGCTGCTTCGACCGCTTTCTCTGCTGCTTCTGCCATGATTATATCCCTTTCTCAGTCGGTGTACTAAGAGGAGATGTAGTCGGTCTCATCGACACTGCATTACTCCCCGGTTCTACACTGGATTCAGGTAAATTATGGTTATATGCTCCATCCGGTAAATAACCCGGACATTGTTTATTTGCGCAATTATCACCCGCATATGCTAAACCGCATTGCGGGCACATCTTAACTTTTGACATTTATTTAACCATCCCTTTTAGCAATTTCCCTATCAATCGCTTTTCTGAGAAATATTAAAAAATCATCTTTAGCACTGTTTTCTATGAATTCTACTACATCTACAGCCTTTATTCCAGGTTCTGCTGCCAATGCTCGTCTTACTTTGTCCTCATTCAATTGCACCAAAGGTCTATTTAACGTATCTCCTTCCGCAACAATAATATTTACACCAAGAAGGGGATTTCCGATTACAGGCATTTCCCGCCATCGAATCTGTTCGTAAAATCCACTACCTACGTCCATCCTTTCGCCCAATAGGATTCCCAATAATTCAAGAGTTGCCGGATTCATTTCAAAAGAAGTAGGGTGATCACCATTTTCTCTAAGATACTCATTGCGTACTTTTTCAAAAGCACTCATAAAATCTTGTAAATCTAATTCCTTCATTAGTCCGATCCCTTCATTTTCTTGTATATGTGCATCACGAGCGCATGACTTATCGCGCCGCCCTTAGCCTGCTTCTTCGCTTCCCGCTTCGCCCGCGCCCATAATTTCTCGTCAACCCCGTGTGGCATTATTTCCCCTATTCAAATTCAATCCTGCCATCCTCAAACGATAAATCTATCACTACCGGCACGTTGTAGATGGTTTTGAGCTCGATAAAATTCAAAATCTTGCAACAATGAACGTAAGTATATATATTCATCTTGGCTGCTTTCGCATTTTCAGGCACTATTCTCTGCTTTACTGGAATAAACGTGTAAATTATGTTGCTCATCGCTCAATTATCTCTGGTAATGTTTTCTTTGTTGAAAAAAACACAATCAAAAACTATTTATTATCCACTTAGCTCTATCAAGCTTAGGCACAAATTTGAATTTAAAAGCCGATTTGTTCACCCTTAATATCTTACCTTCGGGTGCAACTCGGTCTAAGACTATAAGCCCTTTTTGTACCAACTTATCCAATTGAGGTTTATATCCACCTTTACTGAATTTGGCATAAGTGTCCGTGTTAATTATTAAAATATCATCTTTGGTTATCTGATCGAATTCAACATCTGTACTCATAATTACCCCGCCATTATATCTTCCGCCGGCTGCTTAAACACATTCAACAGCCTCGCCTTATACTCATCCGGCAGAAATTGAAAATCCTTCTGCAATAGTAACTCCGGAAATTCATATATTATCTCCCCCAATTTCTGTTCCTCTAATGTACCTATCCAATCCTTGCCCGCCTCAGCGTTCCGAAACGCCTGCTGTATCAACTTCTGAAATTCCCCCTGCGCCTCATCCATCGCCTCGTACCGCAGCTTAATTTCCTGCATCCCCTGTCGTTTGTAATATCCGTCGATGACCTCTTGCTTGTTATCGATGTTCAGATCAGCAACCGCCTCCTCGATGCCGTATACGCCAAGCTCCATGAAATTCAGCGCCCTCTCCTCGGTTGCGACCCTGCCTTTCTTCAAACGAACACCCGGTACAGCATTGACCTTGTAATTGCCCCCCATAACCTCATCGGGATTATAAGTCTTGAAAACCTGACGCCCGCTTTCATCCTTCCTCGTGCCGTCCGGCAATTCCCGCTTATCTTGATCGAATGTCTGAAAATACCACAATACCTGCCTGCCAACCGCCGTCATATACAGCGATATAGGCTTGTTGATCTTATCCCGAACCACTGATTCAGCCGCCTCCTGAAGTGCCATGATCGCCCTGCCCGATTCCGCCTGCTTATCCCGCTTCCCGACAGACACCTCTTGAACACCCGTCTCATACTGATGCACCTTCATAAGTAATTCAAGAAACTGGAATGTAGACTGTGGACACGCTATCCCATGCTCAAAAACCACGTCATCTTGATTTTGAACTTCAATAATCTCCGCCGGCGTATGTTTTATCCTCTTTTGACGCCAATTTACCCAGCTTGTCTTCACTTTAGTCGGCGGATTGCCCATCTTCAAAACGTTATCAGCCGTCGCGCTTATCGTCTCATCGAATGACTTCTTGATCTTAGCAACTATCTCAGGCTCACCAACGCCTACCCAGCTACGGGCAGTACCGTAATTCTTGATCATAAAGTATGGGATGCCCGGCTTATACTTGCCCGGCTCAGGCTTGAACCCTGACCATAAAGCCCCATCCTTAAGCAACACTTCATTCGCCCAATGTGCCTCTCTGCCGCATGGATATTTCTCCTCATCGCCGTCGATCCAATAGCACTCCTTATACAAAGCCGAATTCGCAAGCGTGTCATACTGATCATCGTCTTGACTTATATGCTTGAATGTCCCCGCGTCATCCGTATATCCCTCAGCAGGCACAGCAATACCCGTCATTCGCTTTATTTTATCAACATGAATAGGCGTAGCAAATATGATGTAGTGCGCACCCTCAAGCGTCAAATCAATTGCGCCCGGCGCCGGAAAACATGTATGAATATCAACATCGCTAATTTCAAGACCGTATATATTATTTTCACCCTTAATCGTCTTCGGTAATACACAGGTGATGCCGTTGCACATGATTAACGACTGCTCTATACAATCAAGCGCCCTGTATTTGAAATCAGCATCACTAAGCGCCTGCCGGATAGCCAATTGCATAATATCGGCATATTCATCCGATTTAGAGTCCGCCGGCATAATATCGATACTCGGCAGGTAATCATCCGCAATAGCCATTTGCGTCCGGACATCGATTAATGATAAATTGACCTTGATTTGCGTCCTCTCACTCGTACGCGTACGCATCTTATTCTCGTGAATCTCCAGATTCGTCCGCAACCGCTGCGTCAATAACTCGCGGTGTTTCACAGCCTCATCGAACCATCCCCCCAACGTCTTCATCAGCTCGACATCAGCCTCCGTCTGCTTCCGAACGGTATCCTGCGCCTCATCCTCCTGCTGCGCCCTTCTCTCTTCCTCAGTCATCCCACATACCCTTTAAAATTTTAGCTATAAAATAAACGGCAATAAGTGCAGCAATTGCTTGAAAAAGCCCTGTCAAAAGACAATTTAAAACTATATTCTCAGTCATCTATAAATTCCAATGCTTCTTTTTTTAACGTTGCGATTAATTTACCCCCGACGTACATCCCGAATGTCTTATTTTTCTCATCATAGAGAATTGTACCAATCCAATATCTACCCTCTGGAGTACATACACAAGTATTTGGAAGCTGAAAATCTTCACCTAAAACAAACTGTGATGTTCCGAGTATTTTAATCATGTTCAATCTTCCTCAGTCATGCTAAAATGCACCTTTAGCGTTTCGTATTGTTCTAAGGAATTTCTTATATTTCCGTATATACCCTTCCGAATCAAATGCAATCGCATTTATCCAACTATCAATGCCACCCGAATTTCTACCTCGAATCATGTCTCCGCCCCCCAGTCAACCATTTCAGCCTCAGCCGTAATCTCCTCCTCGAATATCTCTTGCGGACACTTCTCCGGCTCTGGCACTCGTGTTGCAAATATATGAGCTGCTCCATAACGACCTGCATCTCCAGTGTCATCCCCCTTCATTTTCTCAACATCCTCTGGATTTAGTACCGAATGAATTAATCGAGCAAGGTCATAATATACCCAATCAATATGCTTAAATATCTTCAGTCGAGGCTGAAATACTCTGCCCTTAGCTGGATCGTCATTCCACTCAATCAGGCTCATCATTGCCTGCCATCCCGGGACACGCTCCGTATTCGCCAAGCTGCAGTACAAGCCATTTGCGGCAGCCTCATCCATCAGAGTATAATTAGGCGGGACTTCCTCAGTCTTGACCCGGGTCCTCATATCATGCCCTACCAACGTCATTACAACATTCTCATCAGATGGAGTTAATTCAACAATGTTCCGAGCCATCTGTCCTACCGTATATTCCGATTCCTTATAAGCCCGGTAAATATACGCATTGCCTTTAAAATCCAAAGCCCACCACAAACATACTGTAGGATGATCATAGCCCCAGTCAAGCGACCTGAACCGTAACCAAGAAGGGTCTAATGCACGAGGGTCAATCACATGCTTATCATAACGCAATTTCTTGAAGTATTGACCGGCAAATATATTCCAATCACCATCAAGATATGCTTTTCGCAGATATTCAGGAAGGTCTTCTAAATTCCGCAGATATTGCGGGTTAGCGTTTAAAAATAAAGGATTATCCCATATCTTTGCTTGTAGGAAATGGAAATCTTCTGGCGTTTCATTAGGATTGAATTTTCTCTCGATAAACCCTCGCATAACCTACCCATGCCCAATGCCGCCAGGGCTACCCGTAAGTAAAAAAGATGGTTCAAGCTCAGCATACATTTCTTTGATTTTAGGGTCTATTCTATTTGAGCTCTTTAAAACTGTAAAAACTTCTTCTTCATGTTGAGTCGCTTCATCCAAAGACATATCAAGGTACTCAAGCCCCTGAAACCCATACACATCTTTTGTGCTGTCTA